TCAGATGTGTATAAGAGACAGCTTTTCCTGAAGCTCCTGAGCCTTCACAGCGGCCTTTGTAGCGTCCTCAAACTCCTTTTGGCGCTTGACCAGAGCCGACAAGGATGTCTGCGATGTGCCGTACTCCTTATCGAGTGCCGCCATCGCATCGCGGTTCTTGTCCAGACTGATCTTCGATTTGTCGAGTGCATCTTTGGCCTTTTTGAAGGCCTGCACCATCTCTTTCGTCGGATTTTCAGTCTGGCTGATCGCTCGACCCAGCTCCGCGACACGCTCTCGGGCCTGCGCGTAGGCTTTTGCGCTTTCTCCGACCGCCTTACGAGCCTTGACCACTCCTGTGATCTCGGCAAAAGACGCATTCATGCGCTCCATGTGCGCCTGCAGGCCTTCAACCGTCTGACCGGCATCCTTGAAAGACTTCGTAAAGGTGCCGCTCTTTTTGGCCGCCAGATTGAATGCAATTTCGTACTGCTTTAATGCCATGTCAGCACCTAAAAATTACTGCGAATTTCGCTTGCTCTTTTGCTCTGCCGCAATCGCGTCAGCCCAAAGATTTATCTCGGTCAAAGGCACATCGGCCCACTGCAACGGACTGCTGGAAGTAGCCAGACCGATGCGGACATACGCACGCTTCAGCCATGCGTCCGGATCAGAACTCTTCGGCAGTCCTAGAGCATCAAAAAATTGCTTACCTCCTGGGCAAGCTTGCAGTATTCCTTCGCCGGCATCTGTTCGACCCACTCATACGGCTTTTTTGCTGCACGAGCGGCGATAAAAGCGCAAAAGTCGATGTCGGTCGTCGCGAGCGCAGAAAAATTGCCCTTGCGAGTCCACTCGCGCTTGACCGCCGAAATGTCAGTGCCTGTCAGGCTTTCCAGATCAAGCTCAACTTCTTTGTACTCAGTGCCTTCGAATGTGTAAGGATTGCCAAAAACGAATTTCATGTCGTCCTCAAAAATAGAGAACCCCGGAAAGCAGCTATGCCTTCCGGGGCGGTTGTTACGCCAAGCCCAAAGCCTTGCGGACTTCAGACAGGTAGTCGGTGCCATCGACCTTGTACAGGTAGTTGTACTTGTCGATTTCCACGACTTCCTTGCCGTCGATCACTAGCTTCAGGTAGGTGGTTTCGATGGTCGTCGAACTGCCGGTTGCCTGACCCTTCGTGAAGGTGCCGAGGTTTGTCTCCTTGGTCTGACCTTCGATGTAAAGGCGCACCGGCACAATGGCCACTTCGCCGGCACCCGTGTCGTAGTGCTGCGTGGCACCGCGGATGTCGAGCGAATGCTTGCCGGGTGCGGCCAGTGAGGCGACCTTGTCCGTGACGGCGTTCCAGTTGATGACCGTCGTCATCGAGCCGACATGCCCCAGCACAACTGAGTCGATTTCGCCCGCAAAACCCGCGCCGGAAATCGTCTCGGTCATTGCCGTAATCGTAGGCGTCGTCACGTCTGCGATGCCCATCATGTCCTGACTTTCGGAGTCGTAGACCCGGAAGTCATTCAGTCTTTCAGGAATCTTCATAGGTCTTCACCCCCTCATTCAAAAAGCACGCTCTGGCCATTGACGTCGTACTCCATGATGAACTCGATGTCACGAGCCGGAGACGGCGGACAGACAAACAGACGGAAGCGCAAGATGCCATCCATAAGATCAGTCGTGGGGTTGTCGCTCTCGCGGAACTCCAGTCGACCGGTCAGGATGTACTGACTTGCGGCAAGGCCGTTCAGCCAAACATTAACGCTTGCCACAATCGTGTCGATCAGGCGGCGATTGGTGGGCGCATCGACCTTCTGCAAGTAGGTCGTAATGATCGTGTTCGCGATCCAGTTCATCATGCGACGGATGGGGATAAAGGCATCCTTTACGTCCGTCGTGCCCGGATAGCAAGCCGTACGGTTGCCCCAGAACTTCCAGCCCGAAACCTCGTTCAGAGCCGTGCAAACGCCCTGACCGTTGAGGTAGTTGGCCTGCGTCATGTCCATCCACACTTCAGCGCCACTTGCGAGAACTGCAGCGGTCATCTGAAGGTTGTGGTTCGACGGCGAGACATACGGCGTGTTGCCGTTTTCACCATCCACCTGACCCATCAGAGCCGGCAGCTGGCTGGACAAGTGATAACGAGTACCGGACAGCGACACCATCGGCCAGCAGGCGATCTGATAGGCATCCGTGATGTTGTTCTGGCTCTTCCAAGCCGACACTCCCGTGTAGTCCGTAACCGTGTCAGTCGGCACATCGATGACCGAAATGGCCTTGAATCGGCCACTGATGTCGACGGACTTAGCAGCCATGACAGCCGCCACAGCCGGGTCACTGGAGTAGCCGGGTGCCGAAATCGTGCAGGGCACGAGACGGAAACGCGGATAAATCTCGGAGATCAGCTCCAGGCCGCTCTTGTCTCCAGAGACTCCGACGCCGCCGATCACATCTTCGGATTCCACAGCAGACGGATCCAGCTTGTCAGCCGCGAAGGTGATGCTGGATCCGACCAGACACTTGAAACCATCATCGTCCGACAAAGACGTCACGACCAAATTGCCGTCATCGTCGAAAGACAGCTCGAAATCCGTGCCGAGCACGTAAGGCGTTTCGACATTCGTGAGCGTCACCGAACTCAAGATGATGCCCGGCTCTGCCACAACTGCCGAACCTGTCTTAGAGTCAAGCGTGACAGACACGGTGTCTGCCGTCTTCTTGTGCGTCTCAGGATCGAGTACGTTCACAAAGACAACCGGAGCCACACCGAAGAGCGAGAACTGCGCTTGTGCGGCCTCGCACAAGGTGTAGTCAAAGACCTTCAGCCCGCTGGCCGAGTCTTCTGTGGCCGGTACGAAGCCGAAAGCCGCTACGAATTCCTCATAGGTATTGCACAAAACCGGTCGGTTGACGTTCGTCACGTCGGCCATGTTGACCGGAGCCGTACCAAAAAAAACCGGCATCCCGGATTCGACCGTGGTTGCCGGCAAAAGCGAAGTCGGTACTTCGCTCACATAGACGCCATGCTTGTAAGGCATGCTTAACCTCCAATTTCCTTTTGAATGCGGGACACAAAGGTGTTCAAGAGATCACCTTTCGTGCGCACACGTCGCCGGGCCTCAGTCAAAGACTCGACCGGTAAAAAAAGACCCCGCACTGCGGGGCTTTTGTCTCTGAGCTCTTGAATGCTCGCCGGATACTCACCGTCCCAAAAGACGGCGTACTGCCGAAGCAGACCTCGCTTTAGCGTAGGTCCGACGTACACTACCTTGCGCGGCGGCTTTTTCTTGATGACTTTTTTGGCCATCGAATCCTCCTAGTACTCGGGATTTGTCGGGATCACAGTTCTCAATCGCCAGGCGGTCTTAAGGTCAACTTGCCAGTAGGCATCGAGGTGGTCCGGGTAGTTCTGCCATGAAAGTTCACGCTCAAGGATGTATCGCTTTGCCAGTACGCCGAAAGGCATTGACAAAAGCGCAGTGCGGACCACGGTCAGCATGTTCATGCAGTGCTCGTAGCCGTCATCGGTCTTCGAGTACGCGCCGAAGATGATGCTCACCTCGACCCGCGTCTCTTCATCTGCGGTTGTGCCCGCATCGGGACGCACCATGATGAAGGGAATGTCATCCTCTTTTTGAGAGCGCTTCGGAGGCAAGTAGCCGTTGACGATCTTCGGAACCTTGTGCTCGCAGTACTCGTCTCCGCCGTCGTTCTTGACCTGAACCGGAAGCTCCAAGTCTTTGACGGCATGAGCCACGAACTCGCGGATTGCCTTGCAAAGCTCAATCTCGACCATGAATCTTTCCTCCGTTCTTACCCTTCACACCTGACCGAAGTACTTCCAAGACCTCATGGTCTAGGCGCTTTAGAAAAGTCGATCTCATAGCAGTTTCGACTTCCGTCGAAACTGCTGCATTGCCAACCATCGAAGGCGCCGACGGACCAGTCATGTCAATCAACGGTGTCGAGGTCGTGTCTGTGCGTTGCAAGATGCGACCTTTGTAGACAAAGGCGTTTTTTATGGGCTTCGGAGCACCACCTCGCTTCACCGCCACTTTCACCGGTTTACGGGCGTTGCCCGTTGTGTCGGTTTTCGGGGTGAATTTGAAGTTCGAAAGAGCGATACGCGTAGATCGAACCGTGAGCATCGTCTCCAAAGAGTCGACAGTTGCCTTTTCCTCGATCTTGATCGCGTTGCGAATAGGCTTTGCCTTGACCGTGTATCCCTTTCTGGTGGATTTCACAATTTCAGAGCGCCCCGTGATCGCCGAGCGATTAAGCGCACGCATAACCGCCGTTTCGTATCCCCACTTGACGCCCACAAGAGTCTGCGCGGCCTTTTCAAGCTCCTGCTTGATGCCCCTCGAACCGTCTCCAAGGAAGACCTCAAAGTCCTTCTTCATTGGTCGTACCTGCGCGCTTCGATAACAAGCATGCCCATCTCACGACTGACCTTTTTGACCGTAAACGTCCAGTCGTCTACGCTGATCTCTTCGTTTTCGACCGGCGTTGTGATGATGCCTTCGGCCATGTGGATGCGAATGTCGGTTGCAAAGACGCCGTACCGATCAGAAGCACCGGACTCCTGCGTCTCGATCGTGTCGATCACGCACTTCACAGTCTCGCCTTGAACAATGTGCTCGTCGGCAAACTCCTGAAGGTTCAAAAAGACCCTGTCAATATCCGATCTGACTACGTCCTTGAACCCCATTTCAATCCTCCGCTTCCGGCAAGTTGAAAGCGCCTTCCGGAACGCCTTCTTCCTCGGCAACCTTAGCCTGCTCGACCTTAGCACCGCGCTTGGAAGTGGTCTTTTTGACGGTCTTCGCAGGAGCCTTCTCTTTACGATTGGTCTCTTGACCAACTGCCTCGACCAATCCTTCTGCGATCAGCGCTTTAGCCTTTGCATCATCGATCTCGAACTCGCGTCCGCAGATGATGCGACGAGAGTCGTGCAAAAGACTGACCTTAGCTTGTACTTTCATGCTGCAACTCCGAAAAAAAGGAGCGGGTTTCCCGCTCCTTCATGATTAAGCCGTCAGAGGATTGACGACGTGGAAGCCGAGAACCTGCTGGATGATCGGCAGCGGGCGGCTCTTGATCTGCACGATGCGGCCGGCCGGAGCAGCACGCTGTACCCAAGAATCGGGGATGCGTTCACCTCTTACAACAGTGACATTGTTTGCACCGATAAGGCCGCAACCACCATAGGCGAGGGTCGTGCGAACATTCGGAGAAGCAAGCAGCGCCTTGTCTTCGGGCACCATTGCGACTTCCGTATCCGTCTCTTCGTCGTAGTACCAGTTGTCATAAGAGTAGAGATCGAGCGCCGAATCCTTCAGATGCCCCCAGTAAGTCACACCCTGCGGCAGTTGCTGAGGGTCGATCTTACCCACATCAACACGGCGCATATCGAGCATCGAGGCATCCAAGAGCTTGTCAAGAATGGTGTTACACACCTTCTGCCCCATGACCAAATCGGTCGGCGTAAAACCGCTCGTTTGGATCATGTTCAATCGAAGATCGCGCAAGTCTTTGGCAATCTGCTTGGCTGTCGTGCTGGAAGCGTCCCACTTCGTGGTGAGCGTGGTCTCAGGCTTTTCAGCGCCCAATTCCTTCCAGTAATCGACCACTTCGTCATATCCGATACCCTTCACGGTAACCTTGCCGCTGAAAAGCGCTTCGGCACACATGACTTCTTCACGGCGCGTGATGATCTCGTCGAGCTTGGCCAGGTCCTTTCCAAGCTGCTCTGCGGCGCGTTCGGCCGGAGAACGAGTCGAGTACGGATTCTCACCCGGCATGCGGTTCATGAGGTCTTCCGCCGTCGTGACCGTCATCGGAGAGACTTCAGGAGCTTCATAAGAAAGTGTTCGGAACCCCTGACGGTCCACAGCTTGACCTCCAACTCGGGGATTCACGAAGGGAGCGATCTTACGGTCACCCTTACCAACAAGGTCAAACTCGACAGTCTTCGTATCGAAAGTGGCATGGTTTGCAAAATAGCGATCACGCAGCCAGGCGTAGTTGGAGAGATTTCCCTCCTCAATCATCTGGAGCATGCGCTTGGTAGAGAAAATATCAGCCATCTGAATGTCTCCTGAAAATTCTTTTAGATATTCGTGCGGAAGAAGATGCCGACCTTGCGAGCACTCACCATGAAGTCGCGAAGCTGGGCCGAGTTGGCCGTGTCATAGATCAATGCATCCTGATTGAATTCGCCCGTGAAATACACCGGGGCCGTGACTGCGCTATCCGTGCCCGTATCAGTGTCATCTGCGAGGATGCAGTAGACATCATCAACGATTTCAGGCGTGCCTTCACCGTCAGGTTCCCCTTCCTCGGCGGCAGTCTTGGCGCACTTCTTGCCCGCTTCACTAATTAGCGTGCCGCGCTTGAGTACGCCCTGATTGGGCTGAATCTGCCACGTACCGGTCACAACCGGAAGGATCTGCAACGCGGCAAAAAGGTTGTCGCGGGTCAGCGTTTCAGTGGGTTTCTGAAGAGCCATAGTTACCTCCAAATTACTTGCGATTGCGGAAGCCGCGCTTGCCGGCTTCGATCACTGCGGCCATCTCGGCCTCGTCTTCATCTTCTTGCTGTTCCTGAAGGCCCAGATTGCCATCTTGCAAAACGGCTTCAAGACCCTTGGCGTCATCCGCCGCATCACCAGCGGACTTCTTCTGCAAGGCCTTCTGCGCCTTAACCATCTTCACGGCAAAGGCTTCGGGCGTGATGCTCGAGTCGGCCTTTGCCTCGGCCAGCAGGTTCGCAAAACCCGGCATCGCAAGGTCCTCAAGCGCATTGATGCGTTCACGCTCGGCTTTACGGCCTTCTTCCATCGCTTCCTGGCGGATCTGCTGCACCAGATCAGGGTGCTCCGCCTTCAATTTTTCAAGATCCATAGGATCCTCCTTCGATTGAATCGCGGCGGGCACCTTCGGCGGCCGCAAAAAAACGACTCGGAACTTTCGCAAGCATCCCCTGCGGAATTTCCAAGCCGTTTACCATCGTCACGCCGCCTTCTCGCGAGTTCGTGACAGTAACCGCCTCATCCACTTCATCGGCCAGGCCAAACTCCACAGCCTCTTGAGCCGATAGCCATGTCTCGGCTTCCACCGCCTTGCGGATTTCTTTTTCGTCGCGCCCTGTCTTTTTGGCATAGATGTCAATTAACTGGTCTTCGATCTTTTGCGTGATTTCCGCTTCTTTCTTGATCTCGTCAGCATTACCGACAGCTCCGGACGACACGCGATGGATCATCATGATCGACCCCAGAGGCATCACTACGTGGGCATTGGGCAAAGACGTGATGATCGTGGCCGCCGACATCGCCACGCCGTTGACGCGGATGGTGATCGGGGCCTGATGAGCCGACAAGATCGAGTAGATCGACAAGGCCGTGTAGACCAAGCCACCGGTGGAGTTGATCGTCAAGTCGATCGGTGCATCAACCGGAATTTGTCGAAACTCATCAAGGAACTCATTTTCATTGAACCCCTCGATAAGCCAGCCGTCTTTTGATCCGCCGACGTAGCCGAAAAGATCGATCATGTATCGCCCTGTCGCAGAACGCGATACGTTCCAAAATTTCTTATTCATCGTTTCCTTCCTCTTCCCCGTCAGCCGGAGCTGCTTCCGGCGCAGGTGCTTCAGCGCCGGCTTTCAAACCGGCCTCTCTCAACAAAGACTCTTCGCGGCGTCGCGTTTCCACTATGCGGTCAAAACGCATTCCGGTCATTTCCGCGGCCTCGCGTGTCAAGGTAGACAAGCCAGCCGCCACGCGAGCCTGAGCGGCCTGCACTTCCTTGAGCGGATCAAGCTGTCCCTGCGCATCACCGGCCCACTCCGCGCCGCTCCAAGCCGCGCGAATAGCCGGGTCACTGAAAAAGCCCGGAGCTTCAACTCGGCCCTTTCGTACTGCTTCCGCAAGCCACTCTTCGTAAACCGGCTGGCAGAAAGAACTCACCAGCCAGTCGCGGCGCATGCGGAAGGTCTTCCACGCTTCCAAGAGCGCCGCACGCGAAGCGGAGTAACTGGAGTTGAAGGTCTTCAAAAGCAGCTCATAGGGAAGCTCAAGAGCCGCCCCGATGTACTTCGACAGACTTGTGACGTATGCCTCGAAGGAGGAGTTCGGTCGCTTCGGGTCGGCAAAGGTCACATCCTCGTCCGGGTCCAGCGCAACAATTGCGCCATTGCCAAGCTCATAAGCTTTCGGATCCGGATCAACTCGCATTTGATCCGGAAGCATTTGGCCAAGACCACCAAGCGGCCCTTCATCAGGTGTCTTCGTCTTGACAAAGACCGTAAAGAAGGAACTAACCACAGCGCCCATCAGCTCGGCGTCCGTGTAGCGCTTCAGCTGCTTGAGTTCTTCGATCACAGGCGCAAGGAACGGCACGCCTCGGCGCTGGGCCGGGCGCTCAACGTCCGTCATCACATGCAGGATGTTGCGACGCCCCGTCTTTTCGCCGAAGGCCGGAATGCGCGTCCACTTCGTGACATAGGTTTCTGGTGCGCGAGGTGTCGCATAGGGGTTGCGGTTGGCCACGTAGACCGCCCGCATATCACCGTAAGGCCCGACCTCGATGCCGCCCAAGATGTTTTTCTTCGGGTCCTTGCCCATCGGATCACAAACTCGATCGGCCTCGATAATTCCCACACGCAAGTCGTAAGGAATGCCGGCACGTGGCGTGAGCGGCAAGACGATAAAGGCGTCGCCATTCATCAGCGCCGATAGGCAGACCAAGCTCTGGAGCTGGTAAAAGTTCTGCCGGCGCTCGGCATCGCACGCCGTAGTCTCGGCCCACAATCGCCATTCGCGCTCAGTGTTCGCTTCCCACTCCTGCGCTTCCTCATCCGAAAGGCCGAGAAAGCGTGCATCGATGCGGGCATTCAAGGCCAAGCCACTACCCACGACATTCGTGCGAACGGTTTTTAAAGCGCCGGTCGCAAGCGGCGAAGTCATGAAAAGCGAGCGGGACCGACTGCGCAGAGTCTCGATGTTCTCGACGATGTCGTCGTCGGCATCGCCAAGTCCGGAAAGCCATCCGATCACGGACTTCTTTGCGTAACTGGCTCCGCCCTGCGAATAGCCAGAATTCAGTACAGCCTTCTGCAAATGCAAAAAAGCCTGCTGAATCTCATTTCCAGCAGGCTGCTTGTTTTTGTCCGACTTTTTTGACTTTACAGGTCTCTTGGTACTGCGCGCCATACGCGTCTCCGTGAACTGTTTCCGTTTTCAAGATTGGCTACAACTCCGCGCCAGTACGTGATGCGCTCCGCGATCTCGGCGAGATTGACGCGCGAAAGTGAGCGCGAGCCAATGGTGTAGGACTGTCCGCCGGCGCAAATCTCTTTTTCGGCGGCGAGCCACATCTTGAGGTTTTCGCGAGCCTCGTCGATCGTTATCCAAGCCATAAGTCACCAAACCAGTCGATATAGCAATGTGCTACGAATCCAACAAGAAGAAGCACTAAAGCCCAGTGCGCCACTCGTGCTGTCAACGGAAGATCGTTATCTTTTTCCATCGTATATCACCTAATTCAACCCTTTTAAATCGACACGCCTCGAGAAAGCGTGCCTCGGCGTCTTTGAGGTGCAGCAACCGATGCCGGCTGCGACGCTCTCTCGTAGTACGTCTTCAAGATGTCAAAGTTCGGAGTCAAAGCCTCCGCTGCAGCCGTGGCGTACACAAAGCAGTCAAGCGCCTCATTTCTCTCTCGGATCTTGACCCACTCCATCCGCTTGACGCCCTTTTCGAACTTCGTCTCAAGCACTTCAGCCGTGAGTTGCTTGAAAAACACCTCATCAAATCCGGCACTCGGGCTCTCATCGAAATGGACATAGCCCGGCCCAGGCTGCGTGTTGTCAAGACGATCGGCCACGATCTGCTTGCCTGAGTCCACACCCAGCACAAACAGCGTCGCCTTCTCCACACCGGCCTTCGACGGTCTTCCGGTCAGCGGCAAACCTGCGCCGGCACGACCTTTGATCGAAAAGACACGCCGTCTTTCGCGTAGCTTCGTGTACCGATAGACCTCATTCGTGACCGTGCCGTCGCCTGAGTCGATAAAGGCGCAACTGATGATCATTTTTTGGCCGCTCGAATGCGTCCAAACCGTGCTCAAGACTTCATCAAGCTGAGTCTGCGTCGCTTTGTCCCGGATGTGCCCGGGGATGACGTAGTGCCGGATGCCCCAGCACTCCCATCCGATGCCCCACCCGTAGACGGAGCACTCGACGCGGTCGTGCTGGATGTCGATGCCGGCCGTGAGCATCAAAACGCCTGCCGGCAAAGTCTCTTTCGGATACGTTTCGCGTCGCTCAAAGAGTGGTTGCCACTCACCGGCGTTCGGATCGCGCATGATCCACGGCTCGCCGAGCTTCAGGTTCACGAACTCCATCAAGCCGTGTTTGTCCTGATTCTCCGTACACTCCAAAAACTCGTGTACAAGGTCGTGCAAGTTCACCCAAGGCGAGTAAAGCGCATTGCAGTGGTAACCGCGCACTTTCGCGCCCGGGTTTTCTGCGATCCATCGCCCGCTTTCAAGCATCTTCGGGTTCGGTTTGTAAGCACCGCGCTCCTGCGCCCCGCACTCAGGGCAATACATTGCCGCGGTCATCGGATCCGGCTTGCCGTCTTCTCCAGTCGCCCATAAGACGTTCTTCCACTCGAGCTTGTGCTCGTGGCCGCAATGCGGGCATTTCACGTAGTAATAACGCTTGTCCGAGCGCTCAAACCAATCGTCGATCTTGGAAATGCCTTTAACCGTCGGCGTCGATACCAAAACGATCTTGCGGTTCGCAAAGTTCTGTGTGCGCTGAATGGCGAGCTTCAAAGGGTCGCCTTCTTTTGTCGTCCCATAACGGTCCACTTCGTCGCAAAGCAGAACGCGGATAGGACGCGAGGCCAGACCTGCGGGCGAGTTCGCACCGACAAGCGCCAGATAGCCGCCCGGGTAGTGCTTCATACGAATAGTGGTCGAAGACTTCTTCGCACTCCCGCGCCCGTCTTTACCCTCCTCAAGCTTCCCGACCAAACCGGGCGACGCCTGAAACATCGGCTCGATACGTTCTTTCGAGAAAGCTTCGGCCATTTCAACGGTCGGCTGAAGCATGAGCTGTGGTGCCGGCTCCTGGTCGGCAAAGTAACCGATCACGTTCAGCAAAGCTTCGGACTTTCCAAGCTGGGAGCTGAACTCCATCACCACGATCTCGGTCTGCCGATCAGTCGCCGCGTCGACAGGCTCTTTGAGATAAGGCGTGCGACTTGTGCGCCACGGCCCGGGTTCGGGAGATGTTCCTGCGGGCACCACGCGGCACTTGTCCGCCCACTCGCTACCCGTCAGATCAGACGGAGGCAGGGTGTACTTTTCAAGAGCTTTCCTCCAAATGAAGTTTGAAGTCATCGTCGTCAAAGAAGCGCCCGTCGTGGATGCTGATCAAAAGTTCGCTGAAAAGCTTGCGCAAAACCGCCTCACACTCGCGCTGCGAGCGCCCCTCAAGCAAGCCAGAAAAACGCGTCGGAGCCGACATGCAAAAAGCCCGAAGCTTAGCGGCGACCTGCATGGCGTCCGCCTCGACCTCTTCGACAGAAACCAGCTCACCGTTCTTCTGCTTGAACTCAAGGTCGCGCAGTTTTGCAGTGGCTACTTGAGTCGCAAGCTGTGCCTTTTTCAAAGCCTCCGAGAGATTGGCCGACGATTTCAGATCTGGAAATTTTGCCCCCTTGGCTCTTTCATGCTCGTAAAAAGCCTCGAGCGCCTTTTCGTGGTTCAGGGAGCCGTCAGGGTTCTTTTCAAACACCCCCTCGGCGATTTTTCCCTGAACCCACGCACGAGACCGGCCGATCTCCTTGGCAAACTCACGCTGGCTGATCGAAGACATGTACCCTCCAAAGTGGCCACCTCCACAGCTTCGCTGTGAATTCACAGCATCTACTGGACTGGCCACCCTTTTGAAAACTTGTAGCTAGACGAACTGTGGGCTGGGTGCAACCCGCATCGCTTTTTTATCGCTGGGAGGACCCGCAGTCCTGTCCTTGGCCGCCAACTCTTTGTGCTGTCGCTTCATGAAGTTCTTTTCCGACGCTCGGATGAGCTTCTCGCGAACATTCTCAGCTACCTTGCTCTTACGATTCTTGATGGCATAGAAGATCAAGCGAGCCTCGTTCCCAGTCAGTTCAATAGTGAGGTTGTTCATGCCGCAACCTCCAGCTCATCGAAGCAGACTGAGTCAGACTCGCGGATTGCTTTTTGTCCCGTGAACTTTTGCCATCGCTCTATGATCACATCGCAGTAGGCAGGATCAAGTTCAATAAGTCGAGCTTTTCGACCTATGTCCTCGCAAGCGATCAGAGTTGTTCCGGATCCGCCAAAGCTATCCAGTACGATTTGCCCTTTGCGTGTGGAATTCCCAATCAGATAGCGGAACAGCTCCACAGGCTTCATGGTCGGGTGTTCGCCATTACGGCTTGGGCGAGCAAACTCTAGAACAGTCGACTGGCTTCTATCTGAGTACCAGTTATGCGAAGCGCCCTCTTTCCAGCCATATAAGCATGGTTCATGTTTCCACTGGTAATCCTGACGCCCCATGACAAAAGCGTTCTTGACCCAGATGAGACATTCCCGCACCTTCCAACCTATATCTCGGCATGCACCACGGAAGTTGAACCCCTCCGAGTCTGCGTGCCAGATATAGAAGGAAGCGCCATCCTTCAAAACCGAATCGGCTGCGAAGTAAGCTGATACTAAAAAACGACGGAAGGATTCGTCATCCATCTCGTCGTTTTGAATCGTGAGCGAGTCTTTCGTCTTGCCTGTGTATGAGACGTTGTAAGGCGGGTCTGTCAACCACAGGTCTGCTCGATCATCTCCCATCAGACGGGCTACGTCGTCAGGTGAAGTTGAGTCGCCGCACAAGAGTCGGTGGTTACCAAGAATCCACAAATCGCCCGGCTTGCTTTTAGGCTCCTGCGGAGGTTCCGGAAGCTCTTCTTCCTCGACCTCAGCGGACTCATCAAAGTCATCTAAGAGATCATCGATTTCGTCTTGCGAGAAGCCCGTGATGAGGCCTTCGATTCCCCCCCCCCACCAGTTCGGCGAGTTCGAGCTTCAGCATGTCCTCGTCCCAAGAGGCGTTCAAAGCCATCTTGTTGTCCGCGAGGATAAGCGCACGCTTCTGGGTGTCTGTGAGGCCGATGATGTCGATGGTGGGCACCTCATCCATGCCGAGCTTTCGTGCGGCCATCAAGCGGCCGTGGCCGGCGATGATGCCGCTGTTGCCATCGAGCAAGATGGGGTTTGTCCATCCGTACTCTTTGATGCTGGCGGCGATCTCGGCAACTTGGGCGTCCGAATGCACACGAGCATTGCGAGCGTAAGGGATAAGGTCTTCGACCTTGCGATAGACGATTTTAAGTTCGGTCATGTTTATAAAAATCTCGCTACTACTTCATTGCTGCCGTTGCCAGAATCGGAGCCATGTCTGCCAGTGCCCTAGCAGCTCGATAGAGTTGAAAGAGAATCCCCAGGCTCAGACAGGCCGCCGAAACGGCGTAAAGCCAGACAAGGAACACGCGGAAATTCATCTTTGTCCTAAGCAAATAAGTTAAAATTCGCATGTCTGAAAATGTCCTTTCAGATACGAAAAAAGCCTCTCGGGTCTGACCACCTGAGAGGCTTATTTTTTTGTCATGAAAAAGCCCCGAAACCTTATGGCCACGGGGCTAAAAAATTCCCTATTTAATACTGTTTTCGCTTGATTTTTTAAGCTGTTTCAGTATAATTCTAACTATGATAAACAACACACCAAGGAGGTGAGAAAAGCTTGAGAGCTCCAAAAAGTAGAAGCCGATATCGAATAGTCTTCCACATTCACTTCGACATCGGCAGGTTCCTGATCGAACTGATCAGGCTGTTCTTCTAGCAAACCCCGCCCCGTAGAGGGGCGGGACGGAGCTTCAAGTAATCTCACCCTAGGAGGGATTATGTTCTATCTTGTGAAAACCATCAAAACCGAAGCAGGTTTGCAGGCCTCGGTTCCGAGCATTCCCGAACTTGAGCCAATCATCGTCAAGAGTGAAGAAGAAGCGACCAAGAAGCTGGCCACGATGCTTCCTACCGTTTTGCAAACGCATTACCGCAAGAGCAAGCGGCCGGTTCCGTTCCCTAACGATGATGTAAGTGACCAGCTGGCCGTACAGATGCCGATCAAGGTTCAGGCAAAAATTCTCTTGTGGAATTACATGCTTGAAAATCGGTATCGAGTAGCTGATCTGGCTCGACTTCTAAAGATTTCTCACCCTCAAGCACAGCGACTTGTCGATTTCGACCGAGAGGGAGCGAGCCTTGATGCGATTGAGGATGCGTTGTTCGCCATCGGAGCCTACTTCGAGCTGACTCTGCACAAATTCGACTAATTTAAAGAAGCCCTAGGAGTTGGAATCCCAGGGCTTCTTTTTCGTAACAGGAGTTTCTATGTACGCGAATACCTTAGCACACAATCTCATGTACTCAACCATCCGACTAAACGTAGTTTCTGCTGACTCGGTTGGGACTGGTTTCTACTTTGGTTTTAGACACGGTGACCGCCACGAAACCGCAATCATTACCAACAATCACGTCCTTCCTCCGAAAGCTGGAACTTATGTTTTGTCTCTTCCAATTCGAGAAGCCTCAGATCCGTCACAACAATTTCCATCAGGGAAACATTACACACTAAACGCACTTCTTTCTGAGCAGGACGTTATCAGACACCCCAACTCAGCCATCGACCTATGCTGCTTTAGTCTCAAAAAACTGCGCTTCACAAATCTTCCTGTTGGATTTGTGCCTTTTTATCGGCACTTTTCCGACGAAGATATTCCGGCAGACGACCAAATTTTTGACGCTATCGAATCCATCTCTATGGTTGGATACCCTTCGGGGCTTTACGACGAAACCAACAATCTGCCACTTGTGAGACGAGGAATTACCGCGAGTCCTATAAATTTCGATTTCAATGGGAATCCTGAATTCATTGTTGACATTGCAGTGTTTCCAGGATCATCTGGATCTCCAGTCGTTATCTGCGACCTGAACGGTTACAGTGACATCGGGAAAAATGGGGCATTGACCTTTCAGCTTGGCGCGCAACGACTAATTCTTGTGGGAATCATGTTTTCCGCACTAACCAGAACTGAAGTCGGAACGCTCAACATCAATACCGCAAATTCGTTCACATTCCCTAACTGGATGCATTTGGGACGAGCCATAAAGTCGCGTGAAATCAGGAATCTTGAGCAAGAATTCTTCAAAGCAAAACCGTTTTGACCTTTCCTAATTTTGCCCTGTCACCCCAAGGTGTTTTCTCTGTATCAAGGTCAATGCCAAGGCATCCTTCCTTTTTTTCAATGTAAACGACTGAAGGATCTCCAACGTTGAGCCGAAAAACACAAGCCACAACGGGAAGAAGACTTCGCAGAGCAGCCGAAATCTCATCTGTCGTCATGTGTTTTCTGATCTTTTTCTCAGGAAGACGAATAGAAATGTCTCCCTGAACATTGACAGAGACGATGGAGTCTTTTTCAAAATCCATGAGGACATCTCCTACGAAAAAGCCCCGCTTTTTATGGCGAGGCTTTCTACTTCTTCCGGGCATGACAAGGGAGCCACACGGCTCCCAATCACGGCACTGACTACAGGCTTACAAATTTTCTTGGTTCAAATATAGCCTTTTAAAAAATTTTGTCAAGCTCAAATTGATGTCAATTTTTTGCTGGCATGCAAATTGATTAAGTTAAAGATCTGATACTTTGCGGTCTCCAGCAGGATGTCATAGTCCTTGCTGTTGATGCGGATTTCATGTCCGAACTGGATTCGGGTCTCCTTCTTAACCCACTCAATGAAACTTCGGACAGGCATCCACGGGAAGGCGTAATGGACTACCAGTGCCCACTTAGCTATCCAATACCTTGCCGGGCGTTGAGCCAACATCCTCCAAGCACGGTCCACCAAAAGAGCATCAAAAATGTCAATCTGTCGATATGGCTCTGAAGGCTCCACCTTAATTTCTCCAGCTTGAACCATCATGCGATAGAGAATTGTGGACCTGGCATGTCTTCCAGTCGCCGCCCACCGCCCCCAGTTGCGGAGGCGTTCCGTCAGAATTTCTTCGTCACTTTTTGAGAGCATCTCGCCTCCTCAATACTGCATTTCTTCCCAACCGCCGCCGTCTTTCTTTTTTCGCGGCCAGACGACCTTGACAGGAAACGGGTACATGTCCGCGCAGACCTTAGCTTTGACCTTGGCATCTTCTTGGAAAATGCGCAGGCTGCCTTTGACCTCATGCAGCTCGATCACGCCGTCGGCTCGCATGACCATGAAATCGGGCGTGTAGCCGCAAGCGTTGTCAGCGATCTTTAGCTTGATGTGCTCGAACCAAAACTCCAAGATTCGCCCGGCCCTCTTCTCGGCTTCCAAGTGGTCACGATAGGCGGCCTCAGTGCGATTCATCTCGCCGGTCTTTAAACGCCCTTTTGCGTATAGTCCTGCTTGTGCTGAGTACATCACCAGTCCCATCCTTCAGGCTTCACGATCCATTCCACCCGTCTTGCTTTGCCCATCCGTCGTATCCTTCTCGCATCGTCTTGACTCCTTCTGTTCTTCGCGCTTGCGATTCAGCCACACGATTCCCCGGTAGTATCCGCGATGAAAAGCAGCTCCTTTCTCGTCCTTTCCATACCCGTAATTTGAAATCGCTTCACCCGCAATGGCAGCTTTGTACCCTTGCTCCTCAATCCACTTGAGATCATCATCCTTGCTCATTGACTCTCTCCGAAAAAGCCGTCAAAAACACGTTTTACGTCTTCATAAGAAGCTCCCCGTGTACCCCTACTGCCTACGTCAGAAATTTGCGCCAGCTTGCGCCTACGCTGCTCGTAGAGCTGATCACGGACCTTAACCGCCAAACGTGCAGAGCCAGCGTTTTCTAAGAGGCTTATGATGGTCAGCAGATCATCCCCATCCAATTGAATCTCGTAGTTCATAGCTCAGTCCTTGAATTGGTCATAAAAGAAGTACGTGATTACGGCTGTAATACCGACAAAAAGAAGAATCCCCGCAACAATTTCAATGCCTTTGCGCCAAAGATCAGGCGGCACCAGCGGAAAAACACCAAAGATAAAAATCGCGCACGCGGTATATGTCGCCAAGGTGCCAATAGCCGCTTTCAGTAGACGTTTTTTGCTCATCGTTTCTACTCTTCCAAGGCGTTAAAAGCGAAATAAAGAACCGTCGTCAGTACGCCAAATACCATGGCAATGGAAAAGACAATGGGCGGAAAAAGAAAAATCAAAGTAGAAACCACGAGCATGAAGCCAGCCGAGCAGAATGCCGCTTTCAGTAGACGTTTCATGCTCATGCCTAGATCTCCCACGGCGTTTTCTTTGTGATGTCTTCGCAAAAAGCGTTTGCATTAGTGTTGAACCAAAGGTGAATCTTTCCCTCCCAGTCGCCGTTCCTTTGCTTGACCACGTGCATGAAGGTGTCGCCAGAGTCAGCATCGTCCTGGTATGACAAACTGCCTTCTGCTCGTTTGGCTTCTTTGACTTTGTTTCTCTGGATCAGGATTGCGTTATCAACCTGATCGACGACTGCGCTAGTACCTTTGAAGCTGTACTTATTCAACTCTTCGGCTTCATCCTTCGTTTTGCGCACGTGGTGGACAAGGTGGATGTGGACATTGAGCTGTTGTGCAAGATCGCAAATTGCCTGAACGACTTCCTTTTGGCTGTCCAGATCGGTATCGCCGGCCACGATCTTTGAGAGGTTGTCAATAACGATGTGCGTGCACTTGTAGTCGCGAGTGGCGACGATGCTTGCGCCCATCACTTCGCGGTAGTCAATCGCGCCCTTGTGGTCAAGTACGAACAGCGAGTTGTGATAGATGGCAAAGAACCGACGAAGGTCTTCGACTTGAACATTCTTTGACCCGAGCCGTTGACGGGCAAGACGTGCAAAGGTGTACTTCGGAAGCATTTCGAAGCTGAGGATTGCCACGCGTTCGCCGACGTCAGCGAGTTGCATAGCGACCTGTCCAGTTAGAAGGCTTTTTCCGTTTCCGTTGGGGCCACCCCACAGAGTGACTTCGCCCTTGCGGAAGTTCAAGCCCTTGGCAAAGGGACAAGCTGCCCCCGTCTCAATGCCGTTAAAGATGCACATGATTTCGTCTTCGTATTCTTCGGCACGACGAAAGATGTACTGGGTCTGAAGTTCTTCGTATGTTTGGCGGAAGTACTCAGGTTGCCAAGGAATCGCTTCACTCATGATTGAATCTCTCCTGTTTGTTGGTTGCGGGGTCGTACACAGCCAAGCCGTTGGGCATATCGGTAAGGATCAGCTTTGGGCGATTTGCAGGCTCAAGCAGTTTTTTCCAAACGATGGTTGCGCGGAATCGCACCTCAGGCTCGACGTAGAACCAGACGACCTTGTCTTTGCAAAAGCTCCAGTCGGCGCGACCGATGCCGTCGCCTTCGACGACAATGGTCAGCGTGTCACCCGAATAGCCGTAGTCGGCTTCGTACTTGTGCTTTGATGGGGCTTTTGCAAAAACGAGTCGAATCGTCTTAAGCGGTTCTTTCTTCTCAAAAGCCGCAATATGTTCGCGGGTCGGGATCATCCGAAAATGTCCTCCCACATATCTGCGATGGCCGCATCTTCAGGCGAGACCTTGTTTGCGGCGGCCTGTCGACGCCGAGCGATGGCTTGCGGCGAAAGCTCAAGCTGTTGTGCAGGCTTGGCAGGCGACTGACGGTTATCAAGGACGTACCGAGCTTCAAACCCTTGCCAGCCGCGAGCGACCATCATCTCGATGGCCTGCGAAAGCGTCATGGAGCACTTGGCGGCCTCGGAGCGCGTGCGCTTGATGACCGTTTCAGTTATCGGAGCTTTCTTGGCCTTGCGGTGTGTGACGAAGTCCGCCCAAAGTTGTTCGGGCACATCTTCAGGTCGAGGAATGGAGAAGGAAGTTTTGGGATTCTTTTTTTCTCTTTTTTCTTCTTTTTTTAGATCCCTAGTTTTAGGGGTACCCGTATCCCTAGAATTAGGGGTACCCTTACCCTCAAAACTAGGGGAACCTTCAATTTTTGGGGTATCCCTAGAATTAGGGGTACCCTCATTTTTAGGGGTACTCTCCATCAGAGGAAAGCTGTAGGAATTTCCCCACCCGTTTTGGGTCTTTATTTTCTCAACGTAGATAAAGCCTCTCGCCTTGAGAATGGCAAGAGCCTTCAAAACCGTTGTTTCGGAAAGCTCGGTGATCTCGATCAAAGAATTGATCGATAACGTGCATTGGCCAGTCAATTCGTTTTGACTGATACAAAGCTCTCGTAACACCTGCTTTGCGCTGGACGATCCTACTTTGACCGTCCTAGACCAAGACATAGCTTTCCCACTCATGGCTATGTCCTTATGCGCGCACTTCGCACGGATTGAAGTCGAAAGACTTACGAACGGCAGGGTTCTTCTTGTGCTTGATCTGAAGCACAAGAAGACGATAGTCAGGTATCCCCGACTTCTTCCATTCGGTAACGCTCGGAGCGCTGATCCCAAAAAGTCGTGCGACTTCGGATGTACCGCCCAGGCTTTCGATGATCTCGGCCGATCGCTCTGGGTCTAAACGCCGAGTGGCAAGCTTTGCCATGCTTAAAACTCCTGTTTTAGGTTAGCCTAATTGATGCTTTATTATACCTAAATCTTACCTTAGTGCTAATGAGCGGAAATTTTTTGTTTTGGTTAGGCTTATCTAAAAAGGAGGATGTATGCCATCAGAACTCAAAGACCGCATTGCTGAAGCTCTGGCCGAGTCTGGTAAGTCAAAAGCAGAACTCGCTAGATACTGTCAGGTCGCTCCTGCATCAGTCACAGCATGGTTTAACGGGAAGACGAAAAGTCTTGACGCCGTTTCAGCTATCAAAGCCGCAATGTTCTTAGGGGTGAACGCCTTGTGGCTCACGACAGGGAAAGGAGAAAAGTCCGCAGGCGTTGGCGAAATCTATGAAGAAGAACCGACGCCCGATGGCTTTGTCGAAATCCCAGAATACGAAATCACTTTTGGTGCTGGCGACTGCTTTACTCCAAGTTATGAAGAAGTCACCGAGATTCGGCGGGCACTGTACCGAGAAGATTGGCTGAAAAGCCAAGGCGTTAAGTCAAAGGACTGCCGACGCTTCAAAGTGCACGGCGATAGCATGGTGCCAATTCTCTTTGATGGCGACAGAATACTATGCGACTGCCGCTCGGGTCAGAAAATCGTCAATGGGAAGATCTACATCTTTTGTTATGGCGAATCCGTTCGCGTGAAGCGACTTTATGCCAAGCTAAATGGATCGATTGTGGTGCACTCTGAAAATCCTGCAGAGCAACCTCAAGACGAGGTTATTGAGGCATCAGACCTAGATAGATTTTTCCTTGTGGGTCGTGTGATCGAACGATCCGGAAGTGCCCCTTTCTAATTTGACGAACCCAACGCAAGCCGCCTTTTGGCGGCTTTTTTGTTGCCCATTGTCTGCATTTTACAACTTGTGACATTTAGGCGCACCTAATGCACGCCTTTAGACTTGCCTAATCTTTGCGTTTAGTTATAATGAAGTCAACTTAAGTGATGAAGTCAATTTTGTCTAACATCATTTAGGTGAACTAAAAGCAAGCGTCACCGAAGGCGTATGCAAAGCGGGTGCAAGTCCCGTGGTGCCTGAGTTTGTGGATGGCGACCTGACCAAACGGCCCAAGAGAGCGCACTAGCCAATACGCGCAACCTGATTTGATGCCCGAGTGTGGGCTACATGGCGGAGTGAACACCTCCGCTCACTTCAGGGAAAAGGCCAATCGATGCGCCTGCAACCGCGGGCGCATCTATGGGACTTTTTAGGAGATATCCATGAAGATTGAAATCATCGACTCAAAGCTGATCGTCACGCCGGTCACGATTGACGAAGAAAGAGAAATCTACGCCATAGCCGCCGCGTGGTCAGCGTATCAAGCCGTGATAAGCCCTGTCAGTGGGGAACCACTTCGTTGCACCGAGGACGATACATCTGAATCAAATTCGCCTCGTCAAGATCAAGACTCAGAAGCGTAACCCCAGTGCAAACACCAATGAACTTGAAGCCGTAACGGGTTGCCTCTTCCCATTTGTGGTGGCCGTCAAATCTGGTGCTCAAGTCATCGGTTTTACCAATGTACAAAACCCGATAGCGTCCATCATCACCGAGACTCAAAAACGCATATACAGCAGGAAGCGCCTTGAATTTGGTGTCTTTGGGGTAAACATTGAATTTGTACTTTCTGCCGTTTTTACCGGTGAACGTCAAGGTTGTGATTTTGCTCATTTTCTCCTCTCTGGGTAGGTGATTGAATATGTCGAAACTGCCTGTCCCGACGCTTCAATCATCTTACCCGTGTGGGGGGAGAAGGCCAATTTCAGTCCTTGGAAACGAGGGCTGACGTGGGACTTTTTCTTCAACTAGTAGAATGCGCACGTGATACAACATGATGCGTCCTGATACGTCATGATGCAACTTGAGACAATATAATGAAACTGACAGATCAACAGATTAGAGCGCTGGTCAAACGCTTCGCTGACATCTACGAAAAGATCGGCGTCGCTGGACTGGCGGTTGGCGTGTTTCAAGGAGTGCCTGATGGCCAATTTATTGGTCTAGCCTGCTTGGCAGTGTCAATCGGGTTAACTTACATTTTGGAGTACACAGAATGAGCACTTGGACACTTTTCGGAACCATCTGCGCCGTTGGTGCTGTGGTTGCTTTCGCTCTCGCATTGAAGCTCCTTAAACACAAACACTAAGAATTCACAAGGCCCGCCTCGCGCGGGCTTTTTCGTATCAGGGCCTCTGAGAAATCAGGGGCCTTTTTTGTTGTCTACACCATGACCTACTTCGAATTCATACAAGGGTTCGGTACTCCCGGACGCGAGGACGACGACTGCTTCCCCGATCGCCCAGATCCTTTCTGGGACGCTCAAAGGAAGCTCACTCAGATGGTCGATGAAGGCATCTTCGACGAAGTTGATGCTGACACGGCCTCAGAGATCGTCGAGCAGGTCGCGACAAGCGACGAGTTCGATTTTGACTTCGACGACACCGTGAAGCTCTGGGAGTGGTTCGAAGACACATACGACTTCACGGAGGCATCGGCATGACCGCCAAAAAGTACTTCAAGCCAATCGAGTGGCAGGTCGAACCTTGCGACCTCACTCGCGGCGGAGAAAACTTGATCAACCTCCGCTGCTTGGACGGCGCACACGTCGATCTGTGCATAACCGGATCCTGCACGATCTTCATCTTCGGCATCAGACTCGACGAGTTCAAGGCATCGATCAGCGGTCTTGCAAAGAGCCTTCGAAAGCCAGACCTCGACAACTCGCTGGGCGTCATCCAATGGTGCGCATACGAAGGCTTGACGATCACAAAAGGCAACGTCTTGGCTCGCTTTGGCACTGACAAAGATCACGTCCAAGGGCTGATTGACTACGCCCGCGACTTTCTACGGCAAGTAAAGGAGCACCAAGATGCGCAAGCTGCTTAAGTCCTTTTGGACACCTGATGAGCACGGCGAACGTCCCGCCGTGCTTTTTTTGACCGCCGCGGCTGGCTTCGGCTCGATCCTGAGTCTGCCGTGGATCATCTACCTCCTCCAGTAACCCCACCAGAAGGCGAGTCCTTCTGCCTGCGGCCTGGCTCCCGTCGTCTGGCTCCTTGGCGACGCAGGCTGTAGGCAAAAGGATTATTTCTCTGGTTGTTTGAACAATGATTCGAGTTTTTCGCGAGCAATTCGAGCTTTTCCTCGCTTACCGACGGCAGATCCAAACTTTTGAGAATCTTCGTCTGACGTATTGCTCTCTTTCGGAATGTCCCACCTCGGCCCATAGGCATAAATGGCCTCGCAGGCTCGCATTACTACTGTGTAATCGTTGGAACATCTACCGTGCATCTTTCCTCTTTGCACTTGGGTGCGCAGCCCTTCGATGTCAAAGCACTTGGGCAACACGGGGTTTTGTGGTTCTGTATCGATTGCTAATACATCACCCCAGAGGCATATCCGGTCTTGATTATTTACGCCAACTATCGCGCCTAGGACCGTATAGCTCTTGCCTTCATACGAAAAAGTGATTTCGTACCAATTTTTAACGGCTTCTTTGATCTCTTTAAGGGTTTTTGAATCTTTAGGAATCGAATGAAAAGACATGTTTGCTCTCGTTGATTAAGTGAAGTGTGTAGCGACCTTCATTTTCTCACGAGAGCAAACATCTACTAAACAAGGAGACCACATGACTGAAAGATACTTCGACCCAGCGGCAGAGGCGCACAACCGCCGCATGGCATCGGTACGCAAGGCGGTGAGACGTCGCCAGAAGATCAAATCCTTCATGGAAAAGCAGATCGATTTCTGCGCTCGACATTGGGACTTGATCGGCATCAGCGTCATGGCGTTCGCAGGCGTAGTCGCACTGCTCGACTGGAAGCTTTTTTGAGGAGCAGATCATGACACCGCAAGAACTTGCAGAGTACGACGACTGGATGGACTCGGTCGCCTCGAAGTACGAAGCCGAGTACGAAAAGCGTTACGGAGATCCGGAGCCTGAGCCGGATACGAAAAAGGCCGAAGGAGCTGACGACTCCAACGGCCCGATCCCTTTCTAAAAGCCATCAAAAAGGGGCGTTCATCAACGAACGTTCAAAGGATACCACATGACCACAGAAGTTGAAGTCACCGCTCCGGCTGTGACGATCCAAGCACCAAACCCGGCAGACCGAGCAAAGCTCTTCGCGGCACTTGCAAAGGCTCAGGCCGCCTTCAAAACTGTTCAAAAGAACAAGCAGGCGAATTACGGCAAGTATGCTGACCTGACGAGCATCCTCGAAGCTGTGCGCCCGGCACTCAATGCCAATGGCATCTTCCTGTATCAAGACGTGCGAAGCGTCCAGGGAGGTGTGACCGTCCGCACGATACTCGCGCACGAAAGCGGTCAATCACTTGAAAGCTCCGAGCTCTTCATGCCGTCCGGAGCAAACGGCAAGATCAATGCCGCGCAAGCTTTCGGCTCCGCCCGTACATACGCCTGCCGCTACTCGCTGTCGTCCTTCCTCGGCATTGCCGCTGATGATGACGATGACGGTAACGCCTCAGGCGCACCCGGGCAGTCGGCTCCGAGGCGCACACCTCCGAGCCCTAGTAGCACCCGCAACAGATTCGACAACATCCCTATCGAAGACATCCCTTATTAAGGAACTTGAAAAATGTTTGACAGCATCAAAAGAGACACAGACAAAGCACGAAAGGCCGACGGCGGCTCCTTCATCACTCAGACAGGCGAGTACGTCGTCTGGATCGGTCAGGCCGCCGCAAAGCAGACTGCAAGCGGCGCAAGCCTGATCGAGTTCACGCTCAAGGACGTTCGGACGAGTGCACTTTGCACAACCCGCCTCGTACTCACGAAAGCCAGCGGTGATGAAGCTTTTGGCATGGGAATGCTGCACGCATTGATGACCATCCTCGGCATCGATGAGATCAAGACTCAGGCCACCACGGTTTACCGCCGAGATCACACGACAGAACAGGGTTATCGAATCCCTGTTCTTGAAAAGAAGCAGATCGGCGTGCTCCTTCAGCGCGTCAATGACATCTATCAGGGCCGCGAAAAGTTCGACATGAGCATCAGTGGCTTCTTCGATCCTGTCACGCGCAAGACCGCCAGCGAGATCATCAACGGAGTCGAAACTCCAGTCAAGCTGGAGCAGAAGCTCAAAGGATTGAAAGACCGAGATACGGACGACTACAAAGCCTTCCATGCCGCGCCGCAGAATGGCGCACAGCCGGAAGTGCCGCCCGGGTACGGTCAGGAGGCACCGAACTACGATCCACCGTTTTGACACCGTCCCAGCCCTGAAACTCTACGTATAGGCCGCCACTGAGCGGCCTTTTTTTCACATGAAAGACTTAATCGAAATTCTGGCCGCGCTCGGATTCGTCGCTTTTCTGATGATCGTCGCAACTGGCATCGTTGGAGCCAGCTTCAGCTTCTGGATCGACCTACTGGGGTAGTCCGATGCGATACCGACTCAAAAACCAGCACCTGCAACGGACGCTGGACAAGCTCACGGACAACGATTTTTCGCGCAAGCTTGACTGGACGCTGAACCAGACGGACGTGCAAAGGCAGCTGCGAGGAGATGGCGGATACCTCAGCGACGAGCCCGCCTTTTACGTGACCTTCGGGGCGTTCAAGCAAGGCCCGGACGGAAGCTTTTATCAGCAGCACACAATCCTTTTATCAGCCGACGACATCGAGGTCGTAAAGTGAGGTGGTCATGACCAAGTACAGACTAAGAGATCAGGAGCTTCAGAAGAAGCTCGATGAAATAAGCGATGGTGACTTTTCCCGTCAGATTGAAGGCAACCTTCAAAACATCAAAGGCCGTGGGACGACTGACGCAGACTACAGGCTCTTTTTTGGCGAACTGCCTGGTCGATACGAAATTGTGAATCGGTTCTCGATGCTTCTTTACGAGCATGAAATCGAAGTCTTCGAAGAATACGACCCAAATGATTGGAACAACTTCCCAAAAGTGACGCCACCAGATAGCGTGCTGATGAGAGTTGAGACAGAAGGCGGCAGAAAGTTCTGCGGATACTTCGATTACTTGGATAACTGCTGGCACTACTCAGATGGCACGCCTTTCGACATAGAAAATGTAAAACGTTTCCGTCCGTGGGAGTGAAGCATGAAGACTGGCGACATCATCTTAATCGGCTTCGGAGTGTTGGTACTCATCATGATCCTGCTCGACATTGTGAGCTCGATCTACTCGATCACCAGAGGCCGCGAGGAACACGCGAAAGTCATGCAGACACAGGAGGTCATCCAGGCATCTGCCCTACGGTCAGTGCCCTTCGAGGCGACCGGCTTCACGGCCACGCGCATGAAGGACGACCGGATCATGCTGAGCTTCACGAGGCCGCACCCAGAGATCAAAGATCGTGAGTTGATCGTTGACGTGATCTTGTCTCCGGAAAATTTTGAATATGTCTCGAAGTTCGTACGGAATCGCGAAGTGAAAAGAGGTGAGCAATGAGCGAAACCAAAACCGTGTGGCACAAGTGGCCAGACGAAAAACCACCCGAGCTCATCCAGCTTCTGGTCACACACAGAACTGATCAAGGAGAAGTACTCATCGACACAGCGTGCTTCGACCCCGACGAAGGGTGGGAAGGCATTATCGATGTGGTGTGGGATGTTCTGGCCTGGGCAGAGCTGCCCGAGCCGTACAAACCCGACTAACCCTCTTAGGTCGCCGTCCGCGATGTGTGCAAAGCGTCGAGAGACTGCAACTGCGTAGGGTACTGCGCGGGCGGTGGCCACCAAACAACGAGCCGTCCCCTGGGCGGCTTTTTTATTGGAGAAACCGAATGACAACAACAATTACTGGACTTTCTGACGACCTGATCGAAATCGAAGGCGACATCACCGAAGAGTTCACCGCGCCTGGATGGAACGACGATTTTGAAGGGGGCATCATCACATGCTCCGACGGAACAGCCCTTCGCTTTGAGTACGGCAAGGGCGGCCTGTGGCGATTCTTCCCTATCTTTATGGGGAACCTCTTCGTACGTGTGGATCAGGGAAACGAAGAAACCGACACCTGCGACGTAGTTCACTTCAAAGATGGACTCAAGTGGGTTGCCATGACCAAAACACCCGAATCCTTCGCCAGGGTATGACAATGAAAGCAGTCCTTGATCCTTGTTGTGGCAGCAGGAAGTTTTACTTCGACAAAGCAGCCCCCTATGTGCTCTACGGTGACATTCGGGATGAAAGTTACATCCAATGCGACGGGCGCATTCTTGAGGTGCGTCCGGATGTGCAGATGGATGTAACCAACCTCCCGTTTGAAGACGAAAGCTTCGCGCTCGTCGTTTTCGACCCGCCACACCTCAAGTACGCTGGAGCGCGCTCATACATGCGCCAAAGCTACGGGGTTCTTCCAGAAGGAGACCCGCTGGCTTTCCTGCAACGAGGCTTCAAAGAATGCTGGCGCGTTCTCAGGCCCGAAGGAACACTGATCTTCAAATGGAATGACAACCAGGTTCCGCTTCATGTCGTGCTTTCCGTTTTTGGACAGCGCCCCCTATTTGGAAACCGCAAGCCTGGCGGAAAGAAGGGCGAGACATTCTGGATGGTCTTCTTTAAAACCAAAAATCAATGAGCCGCCTGTAGGCGGCTTTCTGGAGGTAAAAAAAATGGCTTACGGAAAATGCCGAAACTGCATTTATTGCAGGACATTCAAGGGAGTCACTTTCAGTGAAACATTGAGAGCATTGCTATGCCGCTTTTCACGTGCCCAAGAACAAGCTGAAGTTCTTAACGAGCACTATGTGAATTTCGTACATTGCTGCCGAAAAACTCCAATATACACAGAACGCGTGGTCGGTTTTCCATGCCTTGAATCGAAAAGAGTCGCGCTTGGTGAACTCGGATGCGGAGAGTTTGAACTTGACCCCAACTCCTTACTTGACGAAGACGAATAGCAACAATGAGCCGCCTCCGTGAGTTTATGAAAGATTCGCCCCTCTCATTCTTCTACGGAGGAGCATGCCCCTACTTTGACAATTCGCTTCCTTTGCCACACAATCATCTGATCCAGTATCACTTTTTAGAGGTCAGACATGGGGTGGACTTTCAGAAAGCGAATCAAGATCGCGAAAGGCGTGAACCTCAACCTATCGAAATCAGGCATTGGCGCTTCGGTTGGCGGAAAGGGTATTAGCTTATCAACCGGAAAAAGAGGAACGTATGTAAACACCTCTATTCCAGGCACAGGTCTCTCGAACAGGACAAAAGTAGGAGGTTCAAGAGGACGCAAAAAGGACTCTGGCGGATTTGGTGGTGTTGTAGTTACCTTAGTCTGCTTCGCAATAGCCGCCATTTGGTTGTTCTCGTAGACAAACACCTCGCACCTAAGCCTCGCTTCGTCGAGGCTTTTTTGTTTTCTAGACCGCAGAATCGGGTAGAATCCGCTCAAGTGCTCAAAACACTTGCTGATAGCGGACATCCGCCCCGAAAGTCTGCGGCTATTTTTATGGCCGGGCGTGAAGAGAATGCAATACCCGCAAGGGAAATAATCTCGCCGACTATCAGCGGTTTTGAGCACCCGGCCGCCCTCTCAAAAGGGGCGCATATCAAAGTACTGATAGGAGATAGTCAATGACTACTCAGCTCGTTTTTGCTCGCAATGGGCAAGCCCTCACCACATCCGAAATCATCGCGCAAGGCGTAGGAGTTCAACACAAGAACATCCTTGCTCTCGTTCGCAATTATCAAGCCGATTTTGAAACGTTTGGGGTTTTCGCGTTTGAAACGCGGAAAGTAGAAAATCCTCAAGGGGGTCGCCCTGAGACTTTTGCTATCCTCAACGAGCAACAAGCCACGCTACTGGTGACCTACTGCAAGAACACCGAGACAGTTCGCAAGTTCAAGGTCGCACTTGTCAAAGCGTTCTATGAGATGAGGCAACAGCTTCACCCGCAATGCCCTGTGGTGCGCTTCCGCCATCCGATCAACCGCGAACAGCAAAACGCGATCATCGGAGCGATCAACACCAAGGCTTATGAGGCTTGCGTGCCAAAGTCCTACGTCTATGCCAGCCTTAAGACCTTCTTCAAGGTTGACAAGTACACGGACATCAAGGCTGATGAGTTCGATCTTGCCATCGGGTTCATCCAGAGACTTAACTACGGGAATTCGACGAAGGCTCTGCCCGCGCCCGAGTCTCCCAAGACGCTATCGGATAATGAGCTTCAAGCGATTCAGAGATTGCATCGCTTCCACGCTGACCCGTTCTGGAGGGAATGCGCAAAGCAAGCGATCAAAGTTCTACAAGCCGCCGACTCAAGATTCGCAGGTCGCTTCTACGATCTAATTCACGAGCCGACAATCGCGTGGTGCACGCTTGAGAAAGTTCTCGACCGAAACCACCTTGAGCACACCTATTAAACAACTGGCCGCCCCACCCGGGCGGCTTTTTTATGGACGCAAAAATGACAGATAACGTAAACCACCCGGATCACTACGCTCGCTACCGCTTCGAATGCGAACCAAAGGATTTGACCAAATACCTTCCACATCCGCTAGCCAGTGCCATCGAGTACATCATCCGAGCGCCCTTCAAAGGAAACGAGCTTGAAGATCTGAAAAAGGCCGTCTGGTGGCTTACGGAGTTTTTGGAAACCGACGCTTTTTGGGTTCGAGTCTATGAAAACAAGGGCCCGGACTTTTGCAATCTTCTGAATTACACCTCGGTCAACTTCAAAATGAGGGCGACGGCTTACGCCATTTGTAGCCAATGTGATTACCTCAACGCGGCTTTTTTATGCCTCAAGGGTCCCAATGATTTCCCACGAGTTATCTTCAAACATCAGGTTGAATATCTCATAGAAAACTTGAACGCCCGCATTAACAATCTTTCATCCAAGCCCTCCGAGTGAGGGCTTTTTCATAGGTATAGCCATGCACGCCGTAACCGAATCCCTGAACCCCATCAAGAACCCTTCGCTTTTCACGCTGACTCAGGCCACCGCCGCCGCGCTCATGCAGGTCGAGCCTGACCCCGAGACTGGAGAGCTGATCGGCATCGACCGCTTCGATGCCTTGGCGCTGGACACACAAGAGAAGCTGATCGACTGCGCCTGTGCCGTGGCCAACTTCGAGGGCTTGGTAGCACAACTCGAAGAGCAGGAACGTCAGCTCGCCCGCCGCAAGAAGTTCGTCAAGTCCCTCATCGAGCACATCAAAGGCCGATGCGTCGATGCGATGGAGCTTTTGGAGATCAAGAGCATCAAGACAGCTCCGGTTCAGATCCGGCTGCATCCATCCGAGAGCGTCGAAATTTTCGACCTTCCTTCTGTCCCCAGTGAGTTCTTCCACATGCCGAAGGTAACGCCGAAGCTCGACAAGACCGAGCTGAAAACTGCGATCAAGTCCGGCATTGAGGTGCCAGGCGTGCGACTCGTGAAGCAGAACCGCCTTGTGGTGAAGTAGTTTTTGCTAGCAAAAACGTTAGCAAACAGTGTAAAATAACACCCAGTTTAAACAACTGGGTTGAAAGTCTTCCCGGCCCAAAGGATGGTTTTAGTGAAGACAAGCCAATTTAAGAAGTACCTTGAAAGCTTAGGTGTCATCGTGACAAACGGAAAAAATCACTGGCACCTCAGATACAAGGAAAAATGGACGATCCTAAAACGCCATCCTTCTCAGGAACTCTCTAACGTTCACCGAGACAGGATTCTAAGGCAATTAGGATTGAAATAGCAACAGTTACCGGCGCGGCCTTGGCACCCGCGTCGGCTGTACCCTACGCACACGACTAACATGTTTACGGAGTCACCAATGGCAAGAGGAACGTTCTCTTACCCTGTAACAATTGAGCAGGATGAGGGAGTGTACGTTTTGTCTTTTCGGGACATTCCCGAAGCTATCGGACAAGCTTCCTCAAAAGAAGAAATCAACACAGAAGCTTTGGATATTTTGAAAATTGTCTTGGGCTATTACTTCAAGGATAACCTCTCTATCCCTGAAGCTTCCGAACCGGAAAAAGGTGAGCAGACTATTGACTTGCCACTAAGCCTAGTTGCAAAAATCATCCTGCATAACACCATGCTGAAAAATGGTGTTCGTCCGGCTGATTTAGCAAGAAGAATGGACATTCCTACTTCTGAAGTTGCCCGTATCACTAACCCACGGTACAAAACAAAAATTGACACTCTGGCAAGCGCAGTCTCTGCATCCGGAGGTCGATTGCAACTAATCTCGGCTTAACTACCCTACCTCAGCAAAAAAAGAATTTTTAGAGACCTTGGATTCGTCCGAGGTCTTTTTTTATGGATCAAAAATGCCTAATACCAAAAAGCCGCGCAAGGCGTTCAACCCAGACCGATGGCGAAAGATGCCGCGCATGATGCCGCTCGCTGATCTCAAAGAGATCAAGGCCGCATATCGCGACGTCGAGCTTGCCGTGGAGCTTCGGCTCCACACGGGTGCTTTCACAAAAGAAGACCTGCTCAACCTCGGCTCGATGATCCTGCTCGGGACCTTCGTGATGTACCGAGGTTATGGCCTTGAGCACGAGTACTGCATTCTCACTTACGGAGAAGAGTGGGTGGCGATGCAGACAGCTTTCAAGTCGTATAAGGAACGCGCCTTGCGCACAGGCTCTTATGCCGTCACTGGCGACGAGCTGAAGGCGCTCCGGAACGGCGTCGAGATCGCCGGCACGATCATACAGAAGGCACTTGATGCGGATCCGATCCGGGTGGCAGAGCTTTGGATTGCCACAGAGATGTCAGGCGATATGCCGGAAAAAGCCTCCGAAGGCCTTAAGTGGCTCGACAGGAAGCTTCAAGAAATTCACAGATATAGGAGACCGAGATGATCGACGCGATTTTCGCAAGCCGAGAGCTCCAGCACAAGATCGACGAGATTGCCACAGCACACTCATACGGTGGGCAAAAAGAAAAGCTGATCGAAGAGATGTGCGAGCTGGCAGTTGCCATCAAGCACGAGGACAAGCCGGACGTACTGCCGCAGGTCAAGCGTTTTGAATTCCACTCAGAGCTTGCCGATGTGCTGATCTTGATCTGGCAGATCCTGGACATTTACATGACGACGGACGACCGCTTTGATCTTGCGAATGCAGTCAAAAAGAAGATTGACCGAGAGATCCAAAGAATTCACGCACAGAAATAAGGAGATAAAAATGGAAGAAGAAGTCAAGGCTGTTGATGTCAAGGATATTGCTGCGGAAGAGATGGGCAAGAAGCTGCTTGAGTCGATGATCGGCGTGGTGCAAAGCATCAAGCGTCCTTGGGACGAGATGACGCAGTCCGAGCAGGACGATGCAATCGGAAAGATGCGCTTCGCTGTGAAAGTCGCCACGACTCAGGCCGTGCGTCTGATCGGTTCAAATGGTGCGACTCATGTCGTGGGTACTCTTGATCAGATCACGATCAAGGATGGAGTGAAGGCCGTCGTTCAGATCGGAAAGAATGCCGAAAACCTTTCGGAGCTTTTCGAAGCTCAGGGCGGCGAAGTGATGATTGTTTGCTCCAGACAGGACTATCTGGACGGCATCAATGAAGTTAAGGGCGAACCCGACCAAGGGTCTTTTGAGATGGATGAGCCGGCAGCACCTAAAGTTCCGGCAATTGATTACGAGGCTTAACGATGACAACGGCCACAAATAAGAAAATCTTTTCACCCGAAGAGCAACTGCTTCGCGCTTGGGATGTCGCAAAGTTACTTGGGATTTCGATTCCAACCGTATGGAGATGGGCAAGGGAAGGCAAGCTTCCCAAGCCCATGAAAATCTCTCAGCGCATCACTGTTTGGAAGAAAACGGAAATCATCCCTTGCGTCGAAGCTTTGCAGGCTGGTTGAGCTTCGAGCAGCAAAACTCCCCCCAAGCATCCATGATCCGCCGCCGCTCTTCCAGCATGGCGGCGCGATCATAGGCTCCACCATAGCCGTCATCGAGTTTGTGCGCCAGGCATAGCTCAACGGCGTCTCTATCGAAGCGCTTCAGATTTGCATCCAGCTTCGTCCACGTCTTAAACGTCGCGCGTGATGTTCCGTGGACTGTGATGCGAATATCCTTCCCCAATGTTTCAGTCTGAGCCTTGTCGAGCCACATCGGCAAGCCTTGCTTCTTGGCCTGCTCGTTCATATCGCCAACGATCTGACCTAAACCGGTGTCCGTCATTACCTTGTGTTTGTATGGTGAAGGAAACACCAGTTCGGTATCAGCCAAACGGGGTAACGATTTGAGCAGTCGAACAGCAGCAGGACTCAGCAAAACAACAAAAATTCCTCTCCCCTTGACCTTCATTGCCGATTCAGGACAAGTCCAGGTACCGGCATCCAGATCAATGTCCGACCACCTGGCAGTGCGCACCGCCTTTGAGCGCGAAGCAGTCAAAATCGCGAAGGCAAAGGCCTTACTGGCGATCGTTCCCCAGTTCATCAGTTCGCAAAAGAACTCCGGCATCTCTTCCGGATCCAAAGCGCCGTGCTTCTTCGGTTGCTTAACATGAGGCGACAAGTTATCCAGCAAGACACCCAGAGCACCTCTTTTGTCGGCAGGATTATCACCCTCCAGCATGCCCATTGCCTGCGCCCATCGAAACACGCCGTTGATGATGGTGAGGCACTTGTTCTTGGCCTCCGTCGTAGTTGTCCAAATGGGTTTCAGGCACCGAAAGACATCCTGTGCCCTAATTGCATCAACCGGCATCTTCCCGAGTACCGGATTGATGTTCCGCGACAAATATGCTTCAACGACAGACACTCCTCGCACATTCTTATCGTAGTAGCCGGTTTTGACTCTGGCATCCAGCCATTGCTTTGCGACAGCTTCGAAAGTACCTGCCTTGACCTGCGGCGGTACGAAGGCGGCGAGTCTGCGTTTCTCTCGTTGCTCCCGACGTTTTTGCGCGATGTCATGGCCGTCTCGTACATCGGCAGCATACTTTGCTGCTTTCTCACGAGCCTGAGCCAGCGTGATTGAAGTAGTAGTCCCCAGTGATACAAAAGATCTTTTTCCTGTCAGAGGCGAGACGTACCGAAAGACGAAGTACTTGCCTTCGCCTTTAACCATCAGGTAAAGACCATTAACGCCACCTAAACAGGTCAGGCCTTGCTTAGTAATAGCCGCCACCTGTTTTACGGTCAGAGGTTTGACTTGCTTCAT